CGAGGCGCCTGAGCAAGTGGCCTCCTGGGCGTACTGATCGGAGGGGCCGTGTTGTCGACGATCTGGCAGGTCGTCGGCCTGCTTCTCCTGGTAGCCGCAGCGTTCACGCTCGGCGTGACATGCGGTCTGGCTGTCGGTGGTGCTGCCGCGCTGACCGTCGGCGTGCTACTCGAGCGGAAGGGGAGCTGATGGGTCTCTTCCTCCGCGATGCCGAACCGCAGACGCAGGAGCGGGACATCTCGTTGTCGCAGTACGCGGCGATGTGGTCGGCGACTCTGCCGTACTCGCCGACGGCGGTGTCGGTGGCGACGGCGTTGACGAACGCTGCGTCTGCGGCGTGTGTGGATGTGCTGGCGGGGTCGATCTCGGCCCTGCCGCTGGACGGTGTCCGCAAGTCGGGCGACCGTCGGGTGCCGTTGGAGCCGGCTCCGTCGCTGATCGCTCAGCCGTCGGGTCTGGTCGAACAGGACGTGTGGCTGTACCAGATCTCTGACTCGTTGGAGACCGACGGGAACGCCTTCGGGGAGATCACCACGTACGGGGTCGGCGGGTTGCCGACGTCGATCGAGCCGATCGACGCTGGCATCGTCACGAACCGGCGTGTGGAGCGTGGTGTTCCGACGGTTGCGGTGCTCGGTGAGGACCGGCAGCTGTGGCCGTACGGCGACCTCTGGCACCTGCCCGGACGTCTGGTGCGGGCAGGCTCGCCGTTCGCCGAGTCGCCGGTCAAGCGGGCGCAGGCGACGATCGGGACGGCGGTCGCTGCCCGGGAGTTCGGCGGCCGGTTCTTCGGCGACAACGCAGCGCCGTCGGCGATCCTCAGCAACCCGGACCCGACCCTCACGAAGGAACAGGTCGAAGGCGCCAAGCGGTCGTTCATGAACGCCCTGCGCGGCAACCGGGAGCCGGCGGCGATGGGCTCCGGGTGGACCTACACGCCGATCACCGTCAACCCGGACGACTCGCAGTTCATCGAGCTGATGCGGTTCTGCATCGAGGAGGCGTGTCGCTTCTGGCGGGTGCCTCCGTCGATGGTGTACGCCGCGACGTCGGGCCAGAACGTCACCTACGCCAACGTGTCGCAGGCCGACCTTGCCTACCTCAAGCACTCGCTCGAGTCCCGCCTGGTCCGCATCGAGAAGGGCCTTACCCGTCTCCTGCCCCGCCCCCAGTTCGCCCGGTTCAACCGGAACGCCTTCCTGCGCGTCGACCCGATCACCCGATCGGAGATCCAAGACCGCAGGTTGCGGAACAGCACGTCCACGATCAACGAAGTGCGAGCCCAGGAGGACGAGGAGCCGTTCGACGGCGCCGAGTTCGACGAGCCCGGCATCCCGGGAAGTCCTGCCGCCGACATCCCCCCCACATCGGAGGCGACCCCCAATGCCTGACGCACCCAAGGCGCTGCTCACTCGCGCCGCATCCTTCACCGCCCGGGCGTCGAACGACGACGGGTTCACCCTCGAGGGCTACGCCGCGGTGTTCGGTTCGCCGACCCGCATCGACTCGTGGGAGGGCCGGTTCGACGAGATCATCCAGCGGGGAGCGTTCAAGCGCACCCTCGGCGAGCGGACGCCAGTCATGCAGTTCGACCACGGACACGACATCGCCACGGGCTCCGTGCCGATCGCAGCCATCGAGAAGCTGTCCGAGGACGATCACGGCCTGTTCGTCCGTGCCCGCATGTTCGACAACCCGAGGGTGGAGCCGATCCGTCAGGCGATCGCCGGCGGCGCAATCGACGGCATGTCGTTCCGGTTCCGGGTGACCCGTGAGGAGTGGGACGAGTCCGGCGACGACGACGTTCCCGTCCGGACGATCCGTGAGCTCGACCTGTTCGAGCTGGGGCCGGTCGTGTTCCCCGCCTACGAAGCGACCTCAGTCGGCGTGCGCTCCCTGCTCGCCGACCTCAACGACTCGCAGCGATCCCAGCTGCTCGCAGACCTCGGAGTTGACGCAGTCCGCACGGACACCTCAACCCCACCCCCCGACGCAGTCCGCTCGGACACCTCGGGGTCATCGAACGGCGCCGACCCGCGTGCCGTTCTCGCAGTGGCCGCCGCCAAGCGTGCGGCCCGACCCCCCAAGGAGGAGTCATGAAGGCTCTGGAACTGCTCCGACAGGAGCGCAGCAAGATCGAGGAGAAGCGGTCCGCCGCCCTCGAGGCCATGGAGGCCGTCGCCACAGCGGCGATCACCGAGGAGCGGTCCCTGACCGACTCCGACAGCGCCGAGGTCGAGGCCCGTCAGGCCGAGATCGCCGGCATCGACGAGCAGCTCGAAGCGCTCGACGAGCGTGGGGCTGAGCTGGTGAAGATCCAGGAGCGCACCGAGGCGCGAGCCAGCCGGCCGTCGCTGCAGGTGATCTCCACCCCGGACACCACCGACGTCCTCAACGACCGCTCGGCAACCCCGATGCAGCTCGCTGACGCCGTCACCCGCTCCCTCGAGGGCAAGGTCGACGACGCCGAGAACATGGACCATGTCCGCAAGCTCGTGAAGCGCCACAAGGGCGACCGCGAGTGGGCACGTGGCCTGCTGGCCCGCGCAACCGACGAGTACGAGTCGGGCTGGGCCAAGGTCGTCACCGGTCGCGCCTGGCAGCTCAACGAGGAAGAGCGGACCGCGATGTCCACCCTCACCGACGCCAACGGCAACTACCTCGTGCCGACGCACCTCGACCCCACGGTCATCATCACCAACTCGGGATCGAGCAACGCACTGCGTGCCATCTCCCGAGTCGTGACCCTCACCCGTCCCGGCGACACGTCCTGGCAGGGCATCACCTCGGCTGGCATCACCGCCAGCTTCGACGCCCAGCTCACCGAGGTGTCCGACGACACCCCGACGTTCGGGCAGCCGTCCGTGTCGGTCCACAAGGCGCAGGCGTTCGCGCAGGCGTCCATCGAGGCCGACGACGACATCTCCGGCCTGGCCGGCGAGCTGCTGATGATGTTCGCGGATGCTCGCGACCGTCTCGAGGGTGCCGCGCACTGCACCGGCTCCGGCACCAACGAGCCGTTCGGCATCTTCACGGCACTCGACGCGAACACCAACGTCGAGCTCGTGTCGAACACCGCTGCGGCCATCTTCAAGGCCGACCTCGACACCACGTACCGGTCGGTGCCGGTGCGCTGGCGTGGCCGGTCGTCCTGGCTGATGAACCCGCAGTGGGCTCTGGAGATCCAGAACCTGGGCTCCGCGCTCGGTGCGTCGTACTCGTCGGACCTGCCGCAGGGCACGACCGACACGCTGTACCGGCGTCCGGTCGTCGAGTCCGACGACGCCCCCAACACGGCGACGACCACCGTCCGGGACAACCGGCTCGTGTTCGGCGACTTCACCAACTACGTCATCGTCGACAAGCCCGGCTCGTTCGCCGTCGAGTACATCCCCGTGATGTTCAACACGGCCACGAACCTGCCCGACGGTCGGCGCGGCTGGTACTGCCACTGGCGGACCGGTGCGGACAGCGTCAACGACCTCGCCTTCCGTCTCCTCCAGGACAAGACGTCGGCCTGATCGTCGTCACTACACGTTGAGGCGGCCCGGCCCGGCAGGCACTGGGCCGCCTCAACGCCTGCCACTTCTGCCTGCCAACAGGAGCGTGTGCCATGCCAACCGTCCGAGCCAACGCATCTGCGGTGCTCACCGTGGAAGGGTCACCCGTCGCAGTGCAGGAAGGGCAGGCGTTCGACGCCAGCGACCCTGTGGTGTGTGAGTTCCCGTGGCTGTTCACCGACGGGATCGAGGAAGCGACCGCCCGCCCCGGCGAGCGTCGCAACGCCCGGCGCAAGCCGTGAACGATCTCGTCTCCATCGGGTTCATCCACCCGGGCGACTGGTCGGCAGTGTTCGGCAAGGCGCTGATGAACCTGTCCATGTACGACAACGCCAACTCGCAGCGCATCGTCGGCCACAACCGGGCCTACATCGACCAGGAGACCGGGGCCGGCCAACTGCACAACGGCCGCAACTCCGTTGTGCGGGCGTTCCTTGACGACTCGTCGGCCGACTGGTTGTGGTTCATCGACGCCGACATGGGGTTTGACCCGGAGACCGTCGACCGACTGCTCGCCGTAGCGCACCCGACCGACCGACCGATCGTCGGTGGGCTGTGCTTCGCTCAGAAGCACGACGGGTTCGGCGACTACGGGGCGCTGCGCTACCGGCTGACGCCGACGGTTTACCGCATGTACGAGACCGACGACGAGGTCGGGTTCGTGCCGGTGTTCGACTACCCACGCGATCAGGTGATCGAGGTCGACGCCACCGGCGCAGCGTGCCTCCTCGTCCACCGCACGGTGCTCGAGCAGCTGCGGGCGATCCATGGCGACAAGTGGTTCTCGCTGATCTCACTGCCGAAGGGCAAGAACGGCTTCACGGAGTTCGGTGAGGACATGTCGTTTTTCCTGCGGGCCAAGGCCGCCGGCTTCCCGGTCCACGTCGACACCGGAGTGCAGACCACCCACGACAAGGGCGGCGTGTTCTGCGACGAGGAGACCTACGACCTGCAGCGGGCGATGCTCGACCTGTTCCCGAAGGACCGGGAGATGAGCGCGTGATGGATCACGCCGCCTTGCGCGGTCAGATTGCCGGGCCGTTGTCGGTGGCTGAGTGTCAGACGCTCGCCAAGCTCGCAGCCTCAACCACAACCACTAGGGCGCTGGAGGTCGGCCACTACCTCGGCCTGTCGACCGCAGTCCTGCTCGACTCCCTGCCGCCCGGTTGCGAGCTCGTCACCATCGACCACCACCGAGGCGACGAGTGGTGCCCCGCCACTTCTGCTGACGAGTTCCTCGCCAACGTCGACCCGTTCATCTGGGACCGGTTGTTCGTTTTCGTCAACGACGACATGCGGGCAGCGTTGCCCACGGTTGGCGGCGGGTTCGGGTTCGTGTTCTACGACGCCGATCACACCGCCAGCGCCGTCGCTGCCTTCTGGGATCACGCCGCCGGGCTGCTCGCCGAGCGCTGCACGCTGGTGTTCGACGATGCCGACTGGGCGGAGCAGTCGACGCTGCGGGGCCTCGCCGAGGCCGACGGCTTCATGGTCGTCACGTCGGATCCGTTCTACCGAGGTGATGGCGACAAGCACGACCCGGAGACGTACACGCTCGAGGTGATGGAGCGTGGCTGACGTTCGGCTCGGTCCTGACGCTGCCCGCTACTGGCTCGCCGG